CACAGGTGCTTTAGTATTTGCGGGTTCTCCAACATTAACTGGAACCCCACTAGCGCCGACTGCAGCAGCAGGAACAAACACAACTCAAATTGCAACTACAGCCTTTGTGTTATCTAATGGCGCACCAACAGGCGGTTTAATTATGTGGAGTACTTCTACTGCTCCTAGTGGTTGGTTGCTATGTAATGGAGCAGCGGTTTCTCGCACGACTTATGCTGCTTTGTTTGCAGTTGTTGGAGCAACTTTTGGGGCTGGCGATGGCTCAACTACTTTTAATCTACCAAACTATGTAAATCGTTTTCCTATTGGTGTAGGTTCTACAGCCGCTTTAGCGGCTACCGGCGGTACTAATGATGCGGTTGTTGTAAGCCACACCCACACGGCAACTTCTACAGACTCAGGACACGCCCATAACTTTACTTCAACTTTTGATTTTAGAGGTGCAGGTGTTGGTAGCTTAGGCACAAGGGGTGGAGCAGAGAGTACTGGAACTAGCTACGCAAATATTACAACAACCGTTGCTACCGCTGGTGTTTCTGGTACTAACGCAAACTTACCTCCATACCTCGGTATTAACTTTATCATTAAAACTTAAAGGAAAAAAATGTTTATTATTCATTGGGCCTTTGACAAATTAGGCTATATGCCTAAGATTGATATGCAGATCGGTAAAGTTAACTTTGAACCAAAAATCCCAAACTTAGAAACGCCGACTGTAAAAAAAGCTACGACACGAACCACAAAGAAACCAGCGGTAGTTGCTAAAACAGCTCGGACAAAGAAGGCGAAATAAAGTGAACCATGGTGGATCCCTACGGCTTATCCGAAGGAGTAAAAACTCTTAGCGGCAGTCTTGATGCAAGTCGGGAGGCGAGTAAAGGACTATCCAAAAGTATTGAAGCTGCACAACACGATGCAACAGAAGTAGCCCAGAAACAAGCTAATGAACGAATCAGAGCAAGGCGAGAAGCAGAGTTTAAAAAAGAAAGAGCGTTAATCAAGGCTTTACAAGCGTGGCAACATAAGAAACAAATCTCCGATGAAGAGGCAAAACTAAAGATTGATTTTGTTAGAAAGTACGGCGCTAAAGAATGGGAAGCAGTTTTAAAAATAAAATTGGATATTGAAGGTATGCAACGCAAAGATAACGAAGAATACCAGCATGATTTAAAAGCGGTTAGGCGGGTGCAGTTTTATTGCTTTGCAGCAGCAGCCGTTATTGCGTGGTATTTAACTTGGGGTTATAAAGGATGAATATCCAAGACATTTTAAAGGCTGTATTGCCGATTGTTGTAGCGTGTTTGGCTTGGTTATTGGGTCAAGTATCAGACTTCTCTACACGCCTTACCAAAATTGAAGGACAGATGCCAGCCCTAATTACCAAGGAAAATGTACCAACTGACTCTCCGCTTTCTGCCGAGGCAAGGCATAAACTTAAAGAAGAAATTTATAAAGATATACATCAGTTACAAGTTAAAGTGCAGTTACTTGAAGAACGAGAAAAGGGAAGAAAATAATGTTTCCATTAGGCGCACTATTAGACATTGGCGGAAAGATACTTGATAAGGTCTTTCCTGATCCCGCACAGGCAGAGCAAGCCAAACTCAAACTGTTGGAGATGCAACAGAATGGCGAGTTAGCTCAAATTGCAGCAGATACTGCGGAACAGCAAGAACTTACTAAAAGACAGCAAGCTGACATGGCTTCTGACTCTACGCTATCTAAGAACATCCGCCCGATGACTTTGGTATTTATATTGATTGTCTACTCCACCTTTGCCATGATGTCCGCTTGGGATGTAGAAGTAAACAACAACTACGTAGAACTGCTCGGTCAATGGGGTATGCTCATTATGTCTTTTTACTTTGGTGGTCGTACCCTTGAGAAGATTATGGATATGAAAAGGTCAAAAGATGAGCCTAAGTAATGCCCTAACCACCCTTGGTATTGACCCTAAATGGGAAGAGCCTTTGCAGGCTGCTTTTGATAAATATGACATCAACACACCTAAGCGTCAAGCAGCGTTTATTGGTCAGTGCGCTCATGAATCTGGTAATTTTAAGACTCTTGAAGAAAATCTTAACTACAGCGCCGAGGGCCTTATGAAAACGTGGCCTTCAAGATTTCCGACTTTAGAATACGCTAACCAATACGCGCGTCAACCAGCTAAAATAGCGGGTAAGGTATACAACGGCAGACTAGGGAACACTAGCGAGGAAGAGGCTTCTAAGTATTTAGGTAGGGGCTTAATTCAATTAACGGGCAAGGAAAACTATGCAAATTGCGGAACTGCTCTTAATATTGATTTTGTTGGAAATCCTACTCTTTTAATTGAACCTAAATATGCAGCATTAAGTGCTGGCTGGTTCTGGAATAAGAAGGGCTTAAACGCCTTGGCTGATGCTCAAGAACACGGCCAAATCACCAAACGTATTAACGGCGGGCTAATTGGTTTAGATGACAGAATTGTCAAAACTACTAAAGCACTTGCAGCACTAGGATAACCTATGCCATTACAAAAACTAGTCTTTAAACCCGGTATAAACAAAGAGGGTACAAGCTACACCAACGAAGGTGGTTGGTTTGACTGCGATAAAGTACGCTTTCGTTCTGGCAATGCCGAGAAGATTGGTGGCTGGACACGCCTTTCTGATAATTCGTTTTTAGGGGTGTGCCGTGCTCTTTGGAATTGGGGTACGTTAGCTGGTGCAAACTTGTTGGGTGTTGGCACAAACATAAAATACTATATTGAAGAAGGCGGAGAATACAACGATGTAACTCCTTTTCTATTAAACAATGCGGGCACTACAACTACTACTTTAGGCGCTAACCCATTAGCCACAACAGACGGGTCAGCAAGCGTAACGGTAACGGATGCAGTTAGCGGTATTTCCCCAAGCATTGGTGACTACGTAATTATAGCTGGCGCTACTGCCGTTGGCGGTTTAGTAATTGCCGGTGAGTACAAAGTTATTAGCGTAACTAGCACATCTGTGTTTAACATTGAAGCCAATGCTCTTGCGTCATCTACTGCAACAGGCGGTGGAAGTGCTGTAACTATTCAATACGAATACCCAGTAGGCAACCCTGTATATACAACAAACACGGGCTGGGGTGCTGGTGGTTTTTCTCCAACAATTCCTGTTACTTTAGGGGTTAACCCATTTCAAGTTAATGCTAACAGCCCTACGGTAACCGTAACACAAGCAGCTCACGGGTATTTAACTACAGCTACTGCTTTTACTGTTGGAAAGCAATACAAAATTGTTTCTTTAGGTTCTACTAACTTTACTCTAATTGGTGCTTCTGCTAATACAGTCGGTACAATATTTACTGCTACCGGGGCGGGTACTGGCTCAGGCACAGCTTCCATTGTTTGGGTGGCTTTTTCTGGTGCAACTGATTTAACTTCTATTACCTCATATGCAATGTCTGGCACTCTTGGGTTTCGTACGGGTAGTTATGGTATGTACGGGCATACTGACGGCCCTTCAGTTGTTGCAACACTACTAAACAGTACGTTTGAAATTACCTACGTAAACGCAAACTCATACACAATTACGTTGCCAAACGCTAATGCGGGGTCTTTTTCTACCGGACTTACATACGTTATTACCTCAGTAGGAACTACAGACTTTACGCTTATTGGCGCTGCCTCAAATACTGTCGGCGTATCTTTTGTAGCTACTGGTCCGGGTACCGGCACAGGTACCGCTTCTATAACTGCTTTATATGGTGCTGTCAGCGGTGGTAACTTTGTTGTTGCATACCCAGAGTATGGTATCCGTCCTTGGGGTTCAGCTGCTGAAATTGGTATTGGTAATCAATTACGTTTATGGACTAACGACAACTTTGGGCAAGATTTGATTATTGCTCCTCGTGGGGGCGGTCTTTACTACTGGAAGGCCGTAGATGGAGTTACCGTTAGAGCACAGCCTTTAAGCGTCCTATCTACCAGCGAAGGATTCCAAGGCCAGTTTGTGCCAAACACAACTAATCAAGTTCTTGGTTCGGCTATTCAACGGTTTGTAGTTTGTTTTGGTTCTAACTCTTACGATTCTGCAAATTCAGAAACAGCGTTTGACCCACTATTAGTTCGTTGGTCTGACCAAGAAAACCCCTACGATTGGGTACCCGCAGCAACAAATCAATCTGGCGAGTTCCGCCTTAACATCGGTTCTTATATTGTTTGCGGACGTTCAACTCGCCAAGAAATTTTAGTTTGGACAGATGCTGCAATTTATTCTATGCAGTACTTAGGACCTCCATACGTTTGGGGCTTCCAGTTATTGCAAGATAATATTTCTATTATGGGACCAAATTCTTCCATAACAGTTAATAACATAACTTATTGGATGGGTACAGATAAGTTCTACCGCTATACAGGTCGTGTGGAAACATTAGCTTCTACGCTACGCCAGTACGTATATCAGGATATTAATCAAAATCAAAACTTCCAAGTATATGCCGGATCTATTGAAGGCTACAACGAAATCTGGTGGTTTTATTGTTCTGCTAACAGCAACATCATTGACCGCTACGTTATTTACGATTATTTAGACGATGTTTGGTCGTATGGTACTATGAGCCGCACTGCTTGGTTAGATTCTGGATTGCGCACATTCCCAATGGGGGCAGACTATACGTTTAGCGCTACCTTTACGGGTTCTATTTCTGGTAATACATTAACAGTTACTAACGTATCTAGTGGTTCTTTGTCTATTAATGGGCCAATAACAGGCTCTGGAGTTGCAAACGGTACAGTTATTACAGGGTATCTTAGCGGTACGGGAAGCATTGGGACATACACAGTTAACATCAGTCAAACTACAGCTTCTACTAGTATGGTTGTTTTTGGCGACAACGGGCGAGTACTCTACCATGAAAACGGTAATGATGATGTATCAGGGTTAACCCCAGTACCAATTAATGCTTACGTACAGTCTTCTGATTTTGACATTGGTGACGGACATAACTTTGGGTTTGTATGGCGCATACTGCCTGACTTAACGTTTAACGGTTCTTCTGTAAATAACCCACAAGTCACTATGGTTACGTTGCCTCGTGTTAACTCTGGTACCCCATACGGTGCGCCTAACGCTCCAGCAGTAGCTAGTTCACAAAACTACACCGCCAGATACACATATGCTGTGCAACAGTTTGACGGTCAAGTTTATACCCGCATTAGGGGTAGGCAGATGGCGTTTAGGATTGAGTCTAACGACTTAGGTGTTGCTTGGCAAATGGGCTACCCTCGTATTGATATACGCCCAGACGGAAGAAGATAATGGCTGTTAATCCACAAATCAAAACAGGGGTAATACGCCCCTCAAAAGCGCCTAACCTACCCAACGCCCCACGAGAAGGGTATAACTTTGGGTATTTTGACCAGTATTCTAATGTGCTACGTTTATACTTCAACCAAGTAGATAGCTTTACGCAAGCTGCTCTTATACCGGATTCTGGAAATACTGCAAGTAGGCCCATAAGCACAGCGCAAGTACCGTTACCAATAGGGCAGTATTACTACGATACTACGCTAGATAGACCCATTTGGTGGAACGGCACAGTATGGAAAAAGGCTGATGGAACTACGGTTTAATATGATAAAATCAACACAAAATATCCAAAAAGGACCCTTATGAGTTTAGTCCAAGCTGCCAATTATTTAGCCACGCAAGGCCGTGGGGGAGACACTCATCTAGTCCACATGACTTCCAAAGAACTTGCTGCAATGCAAAAGCTTGCAGAGAGTCAGGGAAAATCGCTTACCATTAACCCAAAAACCGGCCTTCCAGAAGCAGGTGTGTTAAGTACAGTATTACCTATGGCATTAGGTGCAGCCGCGGCCGCATCAGGTCAATGGTGGGCTATACCGGCGGCAATAGCCATTTCAGCTGGTGGTACTTATGCCATGACAGGAAGCCTAACAAAAGGTCTTATGGCTGGTATAGGAGCTTGGTCTGGTAGCAGCTTGGCTAGTGGGTTAGCTGAAGCGGGAGCGAGCACTATTGCAGAAGAAGGCGGTAATGCGGCAGCAGAAGAATTTGCTAAATCACAAACTCAAGCATTAACGGGCCAAACCATGAATGCCAGTCGCGGCATGGTTGAACCTCAAGTACAAGAATTAGCCAAATCACAAATTGGCAATATGCAAAACTTGACAGCCGACCAAGTAGCAAACTTTACTGGACCAAATTTAACAGACGTTAATGCCGAAATGATAACAAGAAACGCTGGTGCTGCCAATGCAGCAATGGGATCTGGCCCAGCTAGCAATATGTTAAAAGGTGCAAGCAGTCTTTCAACTTTGGGATCTGTTGCCAAAAACAACTTACCAGCAGTGGCTGGTATAGCTGCACCATTGTTAACCGATGCATTTTCAAAACAACCAACCCTACCCGGTGGTCCAGCACAGCAATCACAAGGTACAAATCCTTTTGGAATGAAAGAAATTCCACGGGATGCAAATGGCAAGCCAATTTTTAACGCTTCATTACCAACTCCGCCAAATCCCCCATACAGACCAGTTTATCCGGATTATGTAAAAAATCCTTACGTTTCTGGTGCTGCCGGTGGTGGTTTAATGGATGCTGATGGTGTTCCACGTTATAAGGGATCTCCAGATTACGGCAGTATGGTTGATGGCATTGGTGAAGTAGAGCGTGGTTTAGAAATGGCAACCAAACGTCAAGTACTAGAGGCTCGTAATGCGCCTGTGGAAATTGAGCCTGATGAACCTGAATTACGCCGTTTAGATTCTTACAACCGCGCCCGTAAAATGTTAGAAATGCTTTCTGGATCCAGCAAAGTAAAGATAGCAAAAGGTATACCAAGCCAAAATGTATTGGGAGCTATTAGTACCGACCCTGCCCAAATGATGGCAGAAGAGCAGGCCAAAAGATCTATTGCCAGAGAATCAACTACTGAGTCCAAAGAAGGCGGATTAATGGCTATGGCAGAAGGTGGTAAATCTGAAAATAATGCAAATGCTAGCCATGTTTATAAACCATCATATGTAGATTATCAAGCTACCCCGTTTGATATTCAAAGCGCTATGCAATCTTACAACCCACAGATAATGCCAGCAGGATTGCCAATGCAACAACAAGCTGCTCCGGGAAGTGGTGGGTATGCTATTGATCCATTATTAATGATAGGTTCTCCAGCTTATAACGCTCAAAAAGCAATAGATGATGCAATAGCTGCAGAAAAAGCCGCACAAGAAGCTGCAAGAAACGCAGCAAGCGCCCAACCAACTTATGATAATACTGGTGGCGGAGCAGGTGGCGGTTTAATGCCCGCTGGCTTGCGATATGCGGCAGGTGGTGGCATTGGCCACTTAGGTGGATACTCAGATGGCGGACGCTTGCTTAGAGGCCCCGGAGACGGCGTTTCTGACTCTATCCCTGCTACAATTGGCGGCAAACA